AAACACTATTAATTATGAGAGCAGGACTTTTAACTGAAGAAATAACCATATAGCAACAAACTGTAACTCAAAATAATGATGGTTCTAATGTTAAATAGTGGACTACTTTTATTGTAACAAAAGCACAAGTTGATTATGAGAGTGGAAGTAGAGCTATTTCTGCAAATGAAGTTGTTTTTATGTAGAATGTGAATTTCACCATAAGAATATATCATAAAGTCACAGAATAGATGCGTATTATCTGGAATAGTAAGAAATATAGAATATTATTTATTTAGAGCGATAAATAGAAACAATCAATCACGATTAAAACAGAACTAATAAATGAATAATATTGAAATAGATCCCCAATAGGTATTAAATCTATTTGCTGATTTAACAGGTAAAGAATAGAAAAAATCTAAGAAACAAGCACTGAGAAAGGCTGCAAATATACTAGTTAAAACTAGTAGACAAGAACTAAAACAGCAAGTCAACAATGCCTCCAAAAAAAGTATTAAATATAATTCTTCTTTAACTGGAGGTATTAAAGTTAATGTTGTATCTGATGAAGAAGCTAAAGTTCATATTATGGGAGATTTTAGATTAAAATTCTTTGAATTAGGTACTAAAGACAGATATACAAAGGGACATAAAATAATGGGCTATAATAATTCTCACTCTTTAAAAAGAAGTGGCAAAGGAGGATATAAGGGTAAAATTAATGCCTTATACTTCTTTAAGAATGCACAAGAAAAATCAGAAAGACAAGTTTTTGATAGTTTGGATGCACTACTTTCATAGTCAATTCAAAAAATAGCAGAAAAACATAAAAGCTAATGAGTTTACAAATAGGTCAAGCTATATATGATATATTAACAAGTACAGCTAGTATAACGAATGTTTTATAGAAAAGAATATTTCCATTGATTGCGGATAATACAGTATCATATCCTTTTATTGTTTATAAAAGATCGGGATGTACTCCTGCAAGTACTAAGGATAGTTATTATAATTATGATCATACCGTAGAATTAATAGTATGTACTGATAATTATACTGATTCAGCAAGTATTGCAGAATTAGTAGTATCATCTTTAGAACATAAAAATGGAACATATAATAATATTAAAATAGATGATATTCAGCTGATAGATGCTGATGAAGATTTTATAGATGATTGTTTTACACAAAAGCTAATATTTAAAATTCAAGAAAAATGACAATAAAAGGAAAAGATTTAATGCTCTTTGTCGCTGGTAAATCTATAGCACTTGCAACTAGTCATACTATGACTGTTGATGGTGATATAAAGGAAATTACCAATAAAGATTCAGGGGGTAATTGGACAGAAAATGAACTTAATATGTTGAGTTGGTCTGGATAGTCTGAAAACCTATATGCTATTACAGGTGAAGAAGGTTTGTTATATGATGATTTGTTTGAGTATATGATAAATGGAACTGCTATTACTGTTATAATGGGTGTTAAGGGTGGTACAACAGACACACCACCTTCTGGCGGATGGACACCAGACACAACTACATCAGGAGTTATATATTATACTGGAAAGATTTTAATCAAATCATTACAACTAAATGCGCCTTCTGGTTCAGATAAGGCAACCTACACTGTACAATATACAGGAACAGGCGCGCTTACCAAAGTACCAGTTACAGCATAATGATTTAGATATAACCCTTTGTACTTCCAAGTATGAAGGGTATTTTTATTTATAAATTAATAAACAATGAAAATAAAAGGAAACGAGTATAATTTAAAATATACTTTTAGAGCAATGATGTTATTTGAACAAATAACAAAGAAACCATTTTCAATAGATTCTTTATCTGATGAATTAATACTTTTTTATAGCGTTATAATGGCTAGTAATTCAGAAGCTAATTTATCTTTCGATGACTTTATAAACGATATTGATGAAGACCCATCATTATTAAAGGACTTTACTGACTTTTTAAATAATGAAGCTGAAAAAAGAAATACATATACAGAATCAACAAAGGAAGATTCTAAAAAAAAATTCTAACAATATCTGAAATATACTCAATCTTAGTTTTTCAAGGGGGATTATCTCCTGAATATATACTTGATAAAATGAAAATGTATGAAATAGAACCGTTGTTAAGTAATATATATTTAAGGAATAAAGATAGCTGGGAACAGGCTAGAATGGTTGCTTATATCATAGCACAAACAAATAGTACATAGAAACTAGAAGTATCTGACATAACAAAATTTAGTTGGGATGAAGATAAAAAGGATGTAGATACTACCATTAGTGAGGCTGATATTGCAAGATTAACTGAAGTTGGACAAAAACTAATAAATAAAATATGACAGATTTAGTAACCAGATTACTCTTATAGAGTGATCAATTTGATAACAATATAAAAAGGCTTCGACATAGGTAAAAGGATTCAGTACCACAGCAAAAGAAATGGGGTCTGGAATTACAGAAGCTTTAGGTAAAGTTGCTGGTGCTTTTGGTGTGGCTATGACTGCTGTAGAAGCTTTTAATAAGATCATAGAAAGTAGTGATGCTTTGGATGATTATTATAAAAGTACTATGGAGGAAGTTACAGCTTCTGTAAATACATTCTTTGACGCATTAGCTCACGGTAATTTCCGTTCATTTATTACAGATTTATAGAATGCTACAAAGTCAGCAAGAGAAGCCTATAACGCATTAGATGATTTGGAAACAACAAAAACGTTTAATAAAATAAGGCTAGCCGAATTATAGGAATCTTATGAAAAGATGTTATTAGCTTCCAGAAATAGAAATATTTCAGAAAAAGAAAGATTAGTTTACCTCAACAATGCAAAAGCTATTATGGCTTAGCAGGTTGTACTTTTAAATCAACAAATAAGACAACAAGCTGTATTAGCAAAAGCAAAATATAACCAAGCTCTAAGTGAAGCAGGTTTAAGTTCCTTAGCTGGAAATGAAAAAATGTAGCAATGGTATAGAAATCATTAGGATGTTTTATAGCAAAGAGCGACATAGTGGCAGAAAAGGAATGATAATTATAATATTCAATTGGGAAATGAAAATATTTAGACTCCTAGTGGTGCAGTTTTACATACTCCTAAATACTATAAAGTATTAAAATAGAAAGAATAGTGGGAAAATTCAAGTGCTTATGGAAGGGGAGAAAGAGCATATAAATATGTTGATATGATGAGTCGTAACCCAGATGCTCTTTAGCAAGGAGATTAGGCAACATTGGATATTCTTGAGCTATAGAAACAAATGGAATAGATGGACTTTCAACTAAATAACAGTGAAGCACGTATTACTGGTGGATTTAACAAGAAAAAATCTAAAAATAAAGTTATCTATCCAGAAGGTTCTGTAGGTTGGTATGATAAACAAATATCTACATTGGAAACGAAATTGAGCTTAACTGTTGATCCTGCTAGTTATAAAGCTATACAAAGTTAGATAGATGCTTTAACAGCTAAAAAACAATATATAGAAATTGTTGCTAAAAATGAAAAATCTAATGGTCTTGGAGTTAATGCCAATTCTAAATTTTAGATGCCAGATATTAGTGATGATTGGTCTAAGAAATAGAAAGCCGCATTTTAGAAGTATCAATCAGATGTAATGAAATCTGTAACTAGAACTCAAAAATTTGCAAATTCCTTATCTTAGGTTGGAAATGTTATGAGTTCTTTAGGTTCCATATCCCATAATTCTTTTGGTAAGATAGTTTCTATGATGGGTTAGCTATTATCTACTACAGCTGAAATAATACCAATAATTCAGGCTTTAACTATGAGCTAGGAATCATATAATGCAGCTAAAAAAGTTGGAGCTATAACTGCTGCTGCTGAAAGTGCTGCTGAAACTCCTATTATTGGTTGGTTAGAAGTTGGTGCTGCTGTAGCCGCCACAGTCGCAGCATTAGCATCTGCAGGAGCCTATGCTACAGGTGGTATTGTTGGTGGAAGCAGCTACTCTGGAGACAATATACTAGCCAGAGTAAATTCTGGAGAAATGATACTTAATGGAGCTTAGCAAAAGAATTTATTTAGTATGCTTAATAATAATTCAACTAATGGCTCAACTAATGTTTCATTCACAATTAAAGGCAAAGATCTAGTAGGTGTAATGAATAATTATAATTCTAAAATGAACAGAATAAAATGATATATACAGGATAGTTTAGAAATATAAAAAATAGATTATATACAATACATATTACCACAGAAAACGGAACAGATCCTCGTGAACTAACACTTGGATCTTCACCATTTACTAGTGAAATGGACAAAAGCGATGATATTATTTATAAACCTGCAAAATACACCTCTGCTGTAATAAATATAAGGACTACAGATTATTTATTTGATATATATAGTAAAAAGGCACAAGGGACTAAGGCTGAATTATTGGACGCTGATAACAATATTGTTTGGACGGGTTATGTAACACCCAACCTCTATGATATGGGGTATGTAAACCATAAAGAAGATATATAGATTGAATGTATTGATGCTTTATCAACATTGCAATATTATAAATATGATACCACGACTAAGAGTATAATAAGTTTCTCTGATTTGCTTAGAAAATTAATATCAAAGTGCAATGCTTATACTTATTTTTATATAAGTGATAATATGTAGTATACCTCAACAACAGATAACTGTTTAATAAATGATCTTTATATAAGTTAGCAGAATTTCTTTGCAGCTAAAAATGATACTACAGAAACAGATGATGATGTCGCTTGGACTTATCAAGAAGTGTTAGAAGAAGTTTGCCAATATATAGGAATAACTGCTGTCGCTATTGGGGATAGTGTCTATTTCTTAGATTATGATGCTATCAAAAATGGCATAAATACATACTATAAATTTACTGTAAATAGTACTGATGATCCTTCATTAGAAACAATATCATTTAATAAAATAATATCAACTAGTGATTATTCTGGAAATGAATCAAAAATATCATTAGATAATGTATACAATAAAGTCACATTGAAAGACAGCCTATATACTTTTGAAAATGTAATTCCTGATTTATTTGATGATATTACAAACGTTACTCCAACAGTTGATTCAGATACTTCTGTTACTTATGGAATAGAAACTACAACTGATGGAAATATGGAAGTTGTACTTGAAAAGTCAGGAACAACTAATTATGCTTGTTTCTTGAAATACTATAATAATCCCAATTGTACTTTTTATAGATATGTAAACTACCCTGAAAGATGGAGTGAATTTGTAGAATTAGTTGATGTAAATACTGCAATTAATAGTTCTGCAGATTATGGAGCTACATAGGATTATGGGTTAACTTAGACTTCTGTAGGTTCATTTTTAATGAAACATCAATCAGAAGTGGTTGGAGCCTCACAAGTAATTACAGAAGCTACAAAAGGTATTAGTAGTATTAGTTTTGATGATTATATTCTTATTGCTTGGCATAATCTAGCATCCAAAAGTCCATTGTATAAAATGTTTGAGATAAACTCTATTGATACGTCTAGCTATTTTTTTGGTGGAGATAACGCTTATCTACTAATTAGTGGAAATGTTATTATTGGTGATAGAGACAGTGAAATGTATGTAATACCTAATTATAGTCAAAGCTCATCTACAACGCATAAAATATAGAGTAGCGGAGCTTATTTACCCTGTAAATTACAATGGGGAGATTACTATTGGAATGGCTCAGGCTGGACAACTACTGATTCTATGTTTAATCTCTACTTTCTACCAGATGGTAATAGTATAACTATTGCAGAGGCATTTTATAAAACGCTATCTATTAGAAATACAGTAAAATGGCAAATGGGTATAAGTGAAACAGGAACAATAATTACGGTTCCACCTGACAAAAGTATATTTACTTCAACTCCTAAATTTTCATTATATAATCCACATAAATTTCATAATGATTACAGATTGGATTCTATCTGGCTATAGAATTTTAGTATTAAAGCTGTAATAGGTGATCCAACATTCGGAGATAAAAATGATACTGATACTCAATATAGTAATGTTATTAATGATTCTTACGTGAAAGAACTGAGCGATATTACATTTAAGATATGTACTTGGGATGATAAAAATCCTAATTACAATGCAGTTTGCTATAAAAATGGTGGTACATACACCTTTTTAGATACTGTATATTTAAAATCAAACGCTTAGATATTAAGACCAGAAAAACAACTTATATATAAAATAGTGAACCAATATATAGAACCATCTGTAAAGTTAACATTGGATGTAAGAAATGACAATGAACTCTATGGATTATATACTGCATTAAGTAATAAGATGTTTATTGTGGATAGTGTGAATATTGATTATAGATAGAATACTTAGGAAATTAATTTAATCGAAAAGAAATAATGGAATTTACCAAAATAAATGTACCTAAAAGTACATCAATAACCACTGCAATAAATACTAATATCACTTCTTCAAGTAGTACAACTGCTGATCCTTTATGGGAAAATGGAACTGGTGACAATTCATTAATTCCTGTAAATTCTTTTAATAGTGCGGCAGGAGATAACTCAGTGGCTATAGGATCTAACACAAAAACGACAAATGAAGGAGAATTATCTATTGGATTATATAATAAATCCACACTAGATTAGACATTGTTCAGTATTGGTAATGGTGATAATGCAACCCGAAATAACGCTTTAGAAGTAACGAAAGATGGAACAATAATAGCAACAAAATTTAAAGGCTATCTACAAGGTAATTCTGATACATCTACCATTTTGTAGACTGCTAGAAATATATGGGGATAGTCTTTTGATGGATCTTCTGATATAACAGGGTTATTGATTGCAAATGCAGGGATAAATACCACATATTTAAATGCTTCGAGTACTGGATATTTTGGAGGTGCATTAACAGCTAACTCCACTTTAAATGTTAATGGAAATAGTACTTTTGCAGGACTTGTTGGAATAGGAACTGCTCCTCAGAGTGGATATAGTCTAGTTACAGATGGAAATGCTTTAGTAGGAAATGATTTAAGTGTTAGTGGTGGAATAAACGGAGCTTCTACTTTATATGTAGCAGGAGAATCTACTATAGATAATAATTTATCTGTTAAAGGTGATTTGACATTAACTGGCAAAATAACTGCTCCAACTGGATTAATTACAGATTTAACTGTTGACACATTAACTGTAGAAAAAGAAGCGCATTTCTTTAAACTAATTATTGATGAGATAAAGGCCGCTGGTGGATAGTTAGTACTAAGTGCTGCTGATATGACTGTTGATAAGGTAGTTTCTATCACTGGAGGATATAGATGTTATTAGAGATGTAAATCTGAAAGTGGATCAGAGATCAGTAACAAATGGAAAGTTAATGATCAGGCACTTTGTCAAACATTTAATGTTACAACTGGAACATCTTATAATGTAAGTAATAAGTATTATTGGGCATTAGTTATTGGTACAGGATATGAAACTGTAGATAATATAGCTTATTTTTATATAGATTTAAGCTCAACAACTGTTGATGGTACTTTAAATCCAGAACAATATGATAATATATGCTAGCTAGGATTTAGAGGAACAGATGATAGTGCGAGATAGAGTGCTATAATTATTAGTGCTTATAAATCTCCAGATCCAAATGTTACAGCTCCATCAATAGTACAATATAAGTCTATATCTACATTTAGTTTTTCAGATAAGATAATGAACTAGTTTGCGTCAAGTGGCAATATTATTAAAGGTAATTTGTATGTAGAAAGTGGAGATAATGTTTCTGCTTTATTGACTACGTTAAGTACCACCACTGGTGGTTTAGTGACTAAAGTCGCACAAATAACAGGTAATAATGTTTTAACAGGAAGTGGAACTGCTAATGGTTGGAATGGATATAGCAGTTATGCTACAGATGTAAATGCCTTTATAATGAGTTCTAGCAAAAGTCTGTATAGCCCAATTATTGAATGTGGTGCAGATAGTTATGTCTTATCTTTCTATGCAAGTAATACAAACTTTACGGTAAAAATATATGCTTGGACAGATGATACAACAAAGGCGATTATAAGCAATACTTATCTATTAGATACATATACATCTTCTGATTTAAATGTAGACACAACAAATACTTTGAGCTATGCTACAAGATATTATACACCATTGACTTAGTCTGGCAAGGCTTATATACAAGTGGTATTTACTACAACTACTGATGATGTCCTTTATAAGATACAATTGGAAGAAGGCTTAACTTTGTCTGCTTATAATAAAGGACAGGCTATTCTTGATTCACAAATAAAATAGACAGCAGATAGTATTAGTCTAAAAGTAGAAGAAGGTACAAGTGCTAATTTACTTACAGGCACTCGTACAGGTTATGATTGGAAATTAAACACAAATAATCATTTAAGTACAGGATGTACACTGTCATTTGATAATTCTGTATTTACCTTAATAAATCCTGCTAACAATGCCGCTTCCTTATTTTCCCCATTTACAACATTGACTAAAGGATGTACATATACATTATCATTTGATGTTAAAACTTTAAATGGAAGTTCAACGTATGATTATTATATATTTAGCTATCCTGTAGCTGCAACAGTAGATACTTATGATTCTGGATATACAATATTGAAACAAGTAATATCACAAGCATCCACAACAGGGTATATGACAGTTTCAACCACATTTACTTGTTCAACTGAAAATGTTATACTGTTAAGGATTGATTGTAGCACAGCTGATACACTATATATCAAAGATGTTACAATAGAAAAAGGTTCCATATCTACAGGTATAGATATAAAAAATAAAACAGTAGATATTACTGCTGATACATTTAAGGTTAGTAGTACTGACGGTAAGCAATATGCCGTATTTGAAGAAGATGCTTCTGGTATACCACATTTAAAAGTTGAAGATGTAGATATAAATGGAGTCTTGAATGAACAATTTACAGTAATAGAAAGGGCAGATAACTTTGCCGTTATTGACTTGGCTAATGCCAATTTAAATGAGAGGAAATGTTCTGTAACCGTTAGACGAAACTTTATAACTTATGATTCTAATGGAAATGTAGCGAATTGTGGAACCACTGATACTCCTTTTATATTATGTTTACCTGCTTATGATTCATACACAAATACCTCTTATACTGGACTTTCTAATACTGCAGGTACTATAATAGGAACATCAAAGGGTGATTATACGGTATCACCATATACAAAAGGCGGAACTAATATATCTATATTAAATGAATTTAATCCTGATGTGAGTAATTGGAAGAACTTTAAGAATGTTGCAGCACATTACACTGGCACCTCATCAGAATCAATACTAAGAGATACACTAAACAATAGTGCATTATTAGTGTGCGCTGATCCAAGACTATTATCATATCATAACTACTAGAATGATACTCCATATTATATTCCTGACGGACTTATGAGAGATTGTAATTAGGATTATTGCAGTGGAGTCTTTTGTATGAATGGGGCATTAGCTAGATTTGTAATGTTACTGCCTGGGCAAGAATTAAAATTAAAAACCAATATTGAGACATTTATAGCTAATCCAAATGGAGCTAATAAGTAGGTGCATACATTCTTAGTGTATTATATAGAAAATGCGGAAGCATATTAGATTAGTCAGAAAAAAATGACAATACAAAATATAGATAATAGTTATGAATATACAACAACATTCATATCTCCATTTACCTCAAGTGAAGCTCTAGAAATGAACGATCACTGGGCTGATACTATATTTACGACACCAGAACTAAATGGGATGATAACAAATTCAACAGATTTTACTAATTATGAACCAACATTATATATATAGGTATCTGCAACTGCAAATCCTATATTAACCTTAGCTTAATAATGAATAAAAAAGAATGGATTTAGTATGGCTCTGCAATATTAGTCTTACTAAGCGGAATAGTACTTTGTTTTATATGTTTCTTTTTAAACGCCTATGTGATTACAGGAAGCGTACTTGGATATTTTGGACAGACAATATTGTATGCTGCAGGTATATTTGGAGTGTCAATATACTTTAAGGAGAAACTAGGACAGTTTAAAGAAGAAACATTAGATGAAATAACTAAACTTGTTCAGAACTCATCAAAGGAAGATAAAATAAGTTAATATAGAAACCTGCATCTTAAATGGTGTAGGTTTTTTGTATCTTTGTCAAAAATTGTAATAATATGAATGATTTTGAATATGTTGTTTTTTACAGTAATCACGTTATTAAGACTAAAGTAGTAAATGGTGAACAAACACAAATAAATTGCATAATGCTTGCTCATCAATTTATTATTGATGAGCAAATAAAGGCATATAAACTAGATAAAGATATGTTTATAGACAGAATGAAAGAATATGAGAGTTCATATAATTTAGATGCTCTTTGGAATTTAATTACACGTTTATTTAGTTATTTAGCTGTGGGGCCTGTTATAACCACCGAAAAGAAACCTGTAGATTACTATTTTTCTTTCTTTACTGCAATGTTGAAAGGTTTGGAGGTCAAATCTTTGGAAATAACAGGTAAATTAAATGGAAAAACCAAAAAATTTACTATAATTGATGATCTATTTATAGAACCTGTTATTTATACTCTAATAACACTTAATGGTAAGGCTGTGGAACCTGAAAGATTAAAAGATGACTATACAAAGGTTCAATTTATCTCTGAGATATTGCCTAAAAGAAGTTTGAACTATTTGCTAGCAGATGAGTTGACGAAATTCTTTAAAGAATATTTAAAAAAGGAAGAGTTATCTGGCGATGACAAAGAATTAGTAATGACAATATTATATGCTTTCAATAGGTATAAAGAACCTCAACTTTCTACAGACTATAATAAATTATTTTCTGATGCCAAAATTAATAGATTCCCTACCATAAATTATGCTGATAATGTCATTGAAGTAAATGGTTTTCTCCTTAATGGAAGTGCTATTATGGATCCTGATGTCCTTAAAATTAGAGATGATTTAAGATCTACATTCGAGAAATTAAAAAACAAAAAATAAATTCACGAATAATAATATTCTTGCTTATACTTTTGCACCCAACAAGGAACAAAAGTCAGAAACGTTCTGGTTGGGATGTCCTTAATTAATAATTATGGTACAAATAAGTACTTTAAAAGAATTAGAGAGTGAAGGAAAGAAAGTAGCCTTTATAAAAGGTAATCGTGAAACAAGTAGAAAGAATATCAAACAAAAGGAAGAATCGTTTGACAGATTTGAAACAAACATTATTCCATTAATGTATGTTTCAGGAAATAAGGCAATAGAAGATGGATGTAGCCTTATTGATCTTGATACTAAAGAAGAGATTGTAGATGATGCTGCCAATTACATTGCAATAATTGATGGTCAACATCGTTATACGGCTGCGAAGCAGAAAGAATTAGATCATTCAAAGTTATACTTGTTTGAAAGTTATTGTGATAAAAACACAAAAGAATTGTTAGCTGCTGCAAATACTGATACTTGTACTTGGAATACTGCTAACTATGCTAATGCAGCACAGTTATTTAACCCAAGTAATCAACTAGCTAAATTTATAAATAAACTAGCAGAACTAAAATACCCTATTAGTACAATCGGACTAATCCTTTATTTTGATAAGGGAAAGTTAACAAGATCCAATCTGTCTAAACTTATGCACGGCGAGAATATTACAGGAGGATACAATTTGGATAGAGCAAACTCTTTTTTACAGTCTGCTAGAAAGAAATTTGATGATAAGTTTATTGCTAAACGTTATCTTATTAGTGTAGTAATAACTCTATCTGCTGGAGATAGAACTTATAAAGATGTATGTAGTGCGATAGAAAAAATATCAGAAGATGATGTTAATAAGATATTAGAGAGTATTACAGATGAAAAAGAACAAAAAATAAATGAAGTATTAAGTAAACAAATTTAATAAAAAGGTGTAGAGATTTTCTACACCTTTTTTTATTATGACTATTTTAATGTTTTTTATAAGCATCTTTGATGCAAGAAAATGTAAAAAGTCATACTTTTGTACAATATTAATCAAAATAAAGAAAGGAGATTTTATGGATTATGTTTTTTCTGGGTGTATTTCACTTGTTGTTGCTATAATTGTATATATT